CCGCCGCGCGGATCCGGTCATCATCGTACATGGCAGCATTAAAAACCGGTTTATTCCAATAATGGCCGCTGCTTAATGCCGTCTCTAAGCTGCTGCCATGCGCGGCAGCTTAGGGGCTCGTATTGTGCGCGCCAATTAAACTAATGAAGGAATTATCATCATGGAAAACAATACAATCAACGCGGCGCGGCCGCTCTTCACAATTGCGCGCGATATTCGCGGCGCATGGCCGCGCGTTAATTTTGGCGCCGTCCCGTATCTTGAGGCCATGAGCTCGCTCAATTCTATCAACGATAAGTATTACGAAGACGACGCGCGCGGCATAGTGCGCTATTTTTTAGCCAATGCCGCTCAATTTCGCGGCGACGCGGCCAAGGCGCTTAAGGCCGAATTGAAGGCGCTATTATGAGCGCGGCACCTTTTATAGTTTTTTACCGGCATCATGGTGAAGATTTAAGCGCTGTATTTTCTACAATGCGCAAGGCGAAGGCCTTCGCACGAGTAACCGGCGGCCGCGTTGAATGCCGCCTCACTAATCTACTAAAGGCCTGATTATGTCAACTATGCACAAAATAGCCACAATTCAATTAAACAGTAGGCGGCCGCCGTCGCATGCGCTCATTATGAGAATGGCCGCCGTATATCTCGCGGCAGGCCATAAGGCCATAGATCTAGAATGGAATGGCCAAAGTATAGAGCTCACTTATCATGAGGCGCGCGGCGCGTGGTATGGCCAAGGCGCTATCAATAGCGAATACGGCGACAATATCGCGGATGAATTAAACCATATACGCCAATTTGTATTAAATTATTTTCAAATAATCAAAATAGGGGTTGATCATGCTTAAATTTATAAAATGGCTACTTGTTGCATTATTAAGTTTTTTTATACCTTTTATATTATCTATTTTACTTTTGGGGTATTAACATGCTGAAATTATTATGGTTATATATTGTCAACGTATTAGGGTATATGCTAATTGCTGCTATTTGGTGCCTATTTATACTTGTTGTATTCGATTTGTTATAGGAGGAGTTTAATTATATGTATTATTGCAACGAATTTTGGTTTAATACCTACGATGAGGCGCGCGAATACGCTAATTTTTTAACACGTCATGCCGGCATATATCGCGCTATTTTTACCCGCGATGAGATGATCGCGCACAACATGGAGGCGACACAATGAGCACAATTCAAAGCATGGCCGCGAGAGCGCGCCGAGAATGCGACACCAACGGCCTTCCGGCCGGCGAGTATACCTATACCAATAAATGCGAGAATCAAGAGAATTATAGAGCGATTGAGGCCATGCCGAGCGCCGAGCAGATAGCAGAGCGTCAAGTTAAGCTAGAGGCCGAGCAGGCCGCGCGCATGCTGGCCGCTAAAACACTAACACCGGCAGAGCTCCAATTAGCTATTGACACAATTGAGGCCGCGCGCCAAGATTCATTATGGAATACTAGCAACGGCCTGCACTGGGATTTAATCAACGTATTATCTAAACTTAGGAGAATGCAAAATGACTAATTTAAAAGGCCTGATCAAGGCCACAATTAAAGAGCGTTATGAGCTTGAGTATCAGGCCGGTATATCAGACGCAGAGGCCTTAGGCGCGATGATAGCGAACTATTTTAGATGGGACGGCATACAGATACTAAATGCCATGCAATGCGCGTTAGAAGATGCAAATTTTCATAGTATTAACAAGCAGATAAACACAATTAGAGAAAAGGAAGATTTATTATGATTACATTACACGATATTGAAACAATCGAAGGCTTAGATGATGAGGCCACAGAAGAGGATTATTATTTTGCCATTCAGAAGGCCATCAACGGCGGCGCGTGGAGCATGCAGGGCTCATATGGCCGCGCGATGATGGACGCGATTACAAGCGGCCATTGCATGCTAGGCCGCGATCAGTGCCGCGATTATTATGGCAATACGATACCCAGCCGCGATGACGTGCAGCAGGGTACCAAGGGATCATATGAGTATGTTATTAAACACAACGGCCTAGAATGGGCTGATACAATGCTGGAGGCATAATGGACAAATTAGAACAAGCATATACCATGGATTTATTGGCGCGTCTTACTGAATCGATTGAGACATACCTAGATGATGATCGATGGGACGGCACCGACGCTATGCATAAGGAGATTAAGGAGGCCAATAAGCTAGTGCGTAAGTATTACAAGCGCATGCGCGCTCAGGAGGCCAAGCAGGACAATATCGCAACCCTTAACTTATGGAATACATAATATGTACGTTATTAGATTAGACAATCAGCCCATATGGTTTGAAGACAGCAAAGAGATGCAATATGCAACCGAAGAGGACGCAGTGCAGGCCTTAATAGAAGAGCAAGAGGAATGCGAGCGCGCCTGTCAATTAGGTTATATGGAAGACGACGGAGATTTTGATAATTACAGAATTGTAGAGGTAAAATAATGACCCGACAATACACTATAGATGTATCACAACGGCGCATTGGCGCGATTGATCCGTGCCACGATTGTGAGCATAAAGAATTATGCGGCACACAGCACAAAGCTTGCGAAAGGTTTGCTATGTATGCATTTAACGGCAGGATTGATAAGCGAATACCTAAAGAGCCAACCTTTACAATGTATTACAGATTAATGGAAATTGAAGATGATGAGGCTATAAAAAGAGAGATCAACAAAAAAATGAAAAAGGAAATAGCATGATTAAATATAAATTTAAAGTAAGCATGAGAGCAGTTTGGCTTGACGAAATAGAATTAGAAGATGATCAAGCTTTAGAATTTTATTTGAGAAGTAAGGATTATGAATTACCTGAAAAACCAGACTGGTGGGAAGATTTTGAAATTGAAAAGGCCCTATTAATTAAAACAGAGGAAACAGTATGACTCACACAATTCAATTTAAAAGCGCAGCAGAATTAATTCAATGGCTATTTCAAAATAACATTGATAAATTACCGGTATCCCTTATCATTAACTTAGGAGAATAACTATGAAATTTGCGCATTTAAAATATACTGCATTTTATATTTACCATAATCCCTACATTGACTCAACCAGAGTTAAAACGGCAGATAATTTTCATTTCAGAAATCGAATTGAAAAGCTGGACGTTATAAGAGATGCCATAAATCAATTAGAAAGTTTTTACACCAACATACATAAGTAAGGAGAATAATAAATGTATACATTAGACACAGAAGATTTATTGATTGTATTGCGCGCATTATATTGGTACGATGATAAATTGCGTAACATGGAGCAGGATAAGGGCAGAGACATCTATGAGCGTGACAAAGTAATGATTTTGCGCACTCAATTGGGTAATTTACTTAAATCAGAAGCAAAAATTGAATGAAAATTAAATACGATGATTTTGGGGAGGTAATTTGTAAACAACTTCCAAAACTAAAACGTCAATTTAAAAAGATGCAATATTTAGAAGCATATAAACTATTTGGAAAGGCTTTGTTTTAATGGAAATTTTAATTAATTTTTTGGTTTTACCCATATTGGCAATTTTTGTTTTAGCGCAGTTATTAAGATGGTTAATTTTATATGGGCTAAAATTTTTAATACACCTTTTTAGGCCAAATGCACCAAAATAAGGCGTAAATTTCACAATGTGGTATAATCGGATTTCATTCCACATTGTGAAACTTTATGACCGAAAACGATCTACTTAGTAATTATTTACAAAACCTATATGGTATCGAACCATTATCAATAGACGAGGAACACGAATTAGCCAACCGCATACAAGCGGGTGATGACGATGCCCTAGACAAACTCATCACCCACAACCTTAGATTCGTGGTGTACATTGTGCGCAAAATGACTGCTTGGAACCATGGCAAAGTGCCGGTAGAAGATATGATTGCTATGGGTAATGAAGCGCTTCTAATGGCCGGACGAAGATGGAAACCCAAAAACAGGGCTAAGTTTGCCACCTATGCCAAATCATTCATTGAAAAGGGTGTTCGCAGAGAATTAGACAACACCGCCAACATCATTCGCTTACCCATCAATATCATGGAGGCAGTTAAGCGAATGAATTACAACAATCGGGGATTATCCCAAATACTAGGTCGCAACCCCAAACCGCAAGAATTGGCGAAGATTATGGGGATTTCTGTGCCTAAACTTAGTCAATTACAGGGCTATGTATTGCGAGAACCTGTATCAATAGATAACTTAAACCAAGAAAAACTAGAGGAAAACGATGATTAAGCTGGACTACGAACAACAACGGGCATACGACAGATTCATTAGAGCAAGGAATCGAGTATATGGAAAGCGGGGTAAGTGGGTGCGGGCGTCAGATTACACTTGCACAGTAGATGTAGGTGGTTTAAACCACCCCCTTTTTGAATTTAACGATGAATACCAAGAATATAAAGATGCTTTTCAGGATTGGCTGGCAGTCGAACCCTTATTCAGAAAGCAAGAGCGCATGAAAGCTAGTCGTGGGGATTATGGCACGATGGATTCATGGGAAGATAAACCCAGCAAAATCAAGGAGTTATGATGAAAGTAGTAATGGCTGACATATACGACAAATCGGGCAATTTAGAAAAAATCAATGTGCATGACCTAGAGGACAATTTTATTCTTCAAATTATGTGGGATGACCAAGACGAGCAAAGTTTCACAAATCGCAAACATTTTCGGCTATGGGCGATTCGTCAGCTCAAACAACGAGGCTACGAACCCCAATAAAAGCAGATTTGTATGAGTAGTACTAGTAGTATGGGTCTAATCAACTCTTTCTTTTATTTTTTTAATTTAAAAATAAAAATAAAAAACAAAGAAGGATAGAGGGGTCCTACTAGTACTACTGGTACAAAACCAAACTTATTGGTATAAAGAAACCATTCTATATAACTAAAAGGCATGAATAAGTTTGCATTAGTATATGGTAAGATTTGGGTAAAGGGGATAAATGAATGCGACCTACTAGCTTGCCAGTAAATTTCAATGCAATACCAATGGAACTCAAAAGAATACCACGCTGGGTACTCTGGCGTTATGTGGAAGTGGGTGAAGAGGGCAATAAGAGATGGTCTAAACTGCCAACCCAAGCCAATGGTTTATCCGCTTCTTCAACCAATTCAAGCACTTGGGCAGATTTCCTTGCTGTCCAGCATGCGTATGAAGCAAGCCCCGAGCGTTTTGCCGGGGTGGGTTTTGTGTTTTCTGGTGAAGACAACCTCATTGGCATCGATTTAGATGATTGTTTCGATTCATCCACTCAAAGTTTTACCAATGCTGCACTGCAGCATTTAGCAGAATCTATTGATGGTTACATGGAAGTCTCCCCGTCTGGCACAGGAGTGAAGATATTCACCCGCGCTAAGCTAAGTGCAGCCCACGTTGACCATAGCATCGGACTGGAGATTTACCCACAAGGCCGATACTTTACAGTGACAGGCCAACACCTCTCAGGCGGACTGCCCACAGAAGAGCAAGACATCTCAGCCATTGTGCCTGAGAGAGCAGCCCATCTGTCTGGTGATGCGTTTGAGGACTACGCACCCCCTGTACCTGACTACGACTTAGCCAGAGTGGAGACTGAGTTGCTGTCCAAACTAGACCCAAGCACTGGGTACTCAGAGTGGTTATCAGTAGGGTTTGCTCTACACCATCAGTTCAGAGGCGACCCAGAGGCATGTGATTTGTGGGATCGCTGGTCATACGATGATGGCAATGCGCCAGGGTATCAGTCTAGCGGCATGAACTCATGCTACGCAAAGTGGGCAACGTTTAGGAAAGAATCAGGATGCACCTTGCGTTCCCTTATATTTAAGGCAAACCAAAAGGAAAAGCAGAAAGCCTTGGCTAGAGGCGAGATTATTCTAGACCAAGGCGCAATGAACCACGCTCGTACATTTTTAGACGGCTACTACGCCAGTGAAGAAGGCTACCGCCTTGTCCATTATGCAGATGACTTTTATTTGTATGTAAGCACTCATTATGAAATCATTGAGGAAGCAACGATTCGCTCCAAGTTGTATGCCCTGTTGGATAAGTGTAAAAAGTCAGGTAAGAAAGGTGAGTTGCAGCCGTTTAACCCATCGCCAGCCACCGTTTCAGCCGCATTAGATGCAATCAAATCTATCATTCACTTACAAAACCATGCCAATACCAAACCACCAATTTGGTTAGAACAGTATGCAGATAGTAAGCCCGATGCATCTGACTTAATTAGTTTAAAAAACGGCATCTTTCATTTGAAAGACTACATCATACTGCCGCACAGCCTAGGGTTTTTCACACAGAACTCTTTGCCGTTTGTGTATGACCAAGAGGCACGATGCCCGCAATGGTTAGATTTCTTGCATTCTCTTTGGGGTGATGACCAAGAGTCGATTGATACGCTGCAAGATATGTTTGGTTATATTCTATCTGGTGATACACGCCAGCAAAAATTCTTTAACTTGATTGGCCCACGTCGCTCAGGTAAAGGCACCATTAACAAAGTGTTGGTTGCATTGTTGGGCCAGCACAATACCGTTGCGCCACAACTGGAGGAACTCTGTGATACATTTGGCCTACAGCCTTGGCTGGGTAAGCTGCTTGCTTCTTTTACTGATGCTAGGGCACCGGAACGAAATAGAGGCGCTGTTGTATCTCAGCTTTTGCGTATTGTTGGTGGGGACACAGTTACAGTCAATAGGAAAAATAAAGAGGCTTGGAGCGGTTACCTTCCTACTCGTATCATTGTATATTCTAATGAGGCTTTACAGCTAACAGAAAACTCCAATGCGTTAGTCGGTCGTATGGTTGTTTTGAAGATGTCCAAATCATTCTACGACAACGAAGACACAGAGTTGTACCAGAAACTAGAGAAAGAACTTGCTGGCATCTTTAACTGGGCTATGTTAGGACTTAAGCGTAGGCTTGCTAGAGGCGGTCATTTTATCCAACCAGCGTCAGGCAGATCATTGCTTGAGTTGATGTCAGAGTTGGGCAATCCAATTGGATCATTTGTTGGTGATGCGTTAGAGTTTGATCCCGCAGGGCATGTATCAAAGGATGATGTGTTTGCCTGCTATAAACGTTGGGCGTTAAAGAAATCCATCCCGCCCGGAACCGAGCTGGCGTTCAAACGTCGCTTCTTAGCGGCCACACAGGAACATGCCATCATTGTAGATATTGACAGAACAAACGGCGGTAGAACACACATCTATCGCGGCATTAAATTAAACAAGGCAGCGCAATCGTACATCGATACGGTTGAACCACTTAATGAAGGAGTATTCTCTTGAACAAACAAGATGAAAAAAAGTTTTATACAGGCATGGTGTTGCTGGGGTTGTTGATGCGTGGTGGAAAGAAGTTGAGGAATTTAATAAACAATTACAAGGACAAGACAAATGACTGACGACATCCAATTTACCATGGTATTTGAGAGCAACAACGACGACGGTTCGGCAAACTACAAGCTAGACTTAAACGAGTACACCACCAGCAAGTTAGTCGAGATCGGTGTAATCTCATTACTTAAAGAACACATCGAACAAGAGCGCACTAAGAGAGGCAGTATTTACAACAGAGCAAAAATGATGATAGGAAAGATGATGGACAAGTTAAAAGTGATCAAACCAGCGATTAAAGAAAAGTCTGGCAAAGTAGTGCCGGCCAAGTCTGTAAAAGAAAGCCACGATGATATTATCAAACGGGAGGGAAAGGCGGCCAAGGGAGCCAAGCACGATTTCATGCTTTCAGACAAGACCGTAGCAACTCGCACCAAAGCGGCCAAAGTCGCCAAAGCAGCTGGTGAAGTAAAAAAACCGGGCAAGAAGCTGCACAGTCATGAGCTACGTCAAGCGCTTGGAGTTAAGAAAGCGTAATAAATAGCGGCGACACTGAACGCATACACGTTGTTGTAGACATGAGGAAATAATGAAAACAAATAAACTGCCATATTACATTGCAGACACGGGGCACTTTGGTATTAAGATCAAGGTGTGCTTTTCTGATGCTGCGTTTCAACAAGCCGTTATAGATTCCAAAATAACAACCAGGCACCATGCTTTAGACGTGGGGTTAGCTGAGTCGCATTTTATTGAACAAGAAGGCACAGTTAATGCAATGTTGGCCATTGTGTTTAACTTTGACGAGATGGCCAAAGAGACCGCACTAGAACGCATGGGGGTTATCTACCATGAGGTGTCTCACACCACCACACACGTATTTGAATACATTGGTGAGGAGGATACCAAGATTGGTGATGAGTCGCGCTCCTATTTAGGTGAACATATTTTTAAACAGGTGTTTAGCATTTATGCCACCGAGGAGAACAAACGTGAACGCACTGGAAAAACAAATAGAAAGTTACTTGATAAAGAAAGTCAAGCAGTCATCGGGGCTTTGTTTCAAATGGCTGAGCAGCGTGACGGGGGTGCCGGACAGGATAGTATTCCTAAACCAAAAAGTGCATCTTGTAGAACTAAAAACGCTGACGGGAAAGCTAAGCCCGAGACAAAGCCTAGTGTTTGATGAGTTGGGTGAACAGGGCTTTCCTGTTCATATTTTAAGATCAAAGGAAGACATTGATGATTTCATTAGAAGCCAAGAAACGATATGAAGAAACACGTAAAAAATTTCATCAAACAAAACGTGGTCATGTGTTAAATTATTTAAACAAGGCAAAACTAAGAGCAAAACGTAAAAATTTAGCTTTTGATTTAGATTTAGAACATGTATTAAGTATTGCTCCAGATAAATGTCCTGTTTTTGGTACAGAATTTGTATGGGGAAGGTACCAAGGAGAACAACACAGACAAACACCATCTCTCGATAGGGTAGTACCAGAACTAGGCTACATTAAAGGAAACGTGGTGTTTATATCTTTGTGGGCTAATATGATTAAATCAGACGCCACAGATAAAGAATTATATGCAGTAGCAGATTGGCTGCACGACAAACGGAAAGAAGTGTTAGAGAATGTTAAACCGAAACCAGTTGCACCCATATCAGACGAAGATAATTGGAATAGCGAACTCCATCCCCAACATGGGATTGTTCTTACCACCGGGGCTTGGCAAAACGGCAACAACCCTGACAATAATCAAGGAACAGTTCAAGGGGAAGACGCTGATTGTTGGCCCCAAACGAGTAATGGAGACCGTGTGGGACACGGAGTGCCAGAAGTGGGAACACCTACACAAACTGAAGGTGAGCAAAATGATTGGGAACTCAATCCAACGTACGGCTGGGTTAAACGCTGATGCGGATATCTATTTGATTAATTTAGAAAACCTTGTGTGGCTTACCAAGGCTCAACCCAAGTTAGCGTTTACTAACTTAGTAATAGATGAGTCTAGTCGGTTTAAGGATCCTAGCACCAAACGATTTAAGGCGCTTAAGAAGCATTTAAAGGGCTTCTCACGGCGTATTATCCTCACCGGCACACCCACCCCTCAAGGTATGTCTGATCTGTGGTCACAGGTCGGTATTCTTGATCTGGGGCAACGCTTAGAAACTAGCTTGACCCGCTTTAGGGAGAAATACATGGCTCCTGATCAAATAAACCGCCACACAAGAGTGGTATATAGCTGGAAATTACAACCAAATGCCGATAAAATTATTAACAATAAAATTTCAGATATTTGTTTTAGTCTTAAAGCTGAAGATTATTTGCAGCTACCTAGCTGTACTTCGCTTTATCACAAAATTGAAATAGACAAAAACGTAAGGGGTAAGTATGAACAACTTAGAAAAGATATGGTTGCTGAAATCGGTAAAGACAAGATCACAGCTCCAACAGCAGCGGCACTGGCGGGGAAACTTCTCCAGTTCACATCGGGCGCTGTTTACAATGAAGAAGGAGAGCCACAAGAGATACACCGCTCTAAACTGGAACGCCTTGAGTCGATCATGGAAGAGTGCTCCTCGCCAACGCTGGTCTTCTACCACTTCAAGCACAGCCTCAACCGACTACGTCTTTTGTTCCCGCAAGCTGTGGTGCTGGACGATGACAACATTGCAGCGTGGAATCGTGGCGAAATTCGTATGCTCCTTGCCCATCCCCAATCTGGGGGAATTGGGATCAATCTACAGTGCAACGTTGGTGAGACAGCCCAGACGGTGTGGTATGACCTTCCGTGGTCAAGCGAAAACTACATTCAGGCCAACGCACGAATTTACCGCCAAGGGCAGGAAAAACCGGTTATCATACACCATCTAACAGTGTCCAATAGCATTGATGAGCAAGTAGTTAAGGTATTAGAAGGCAAGATTAATTTACAGGAAGCACTTTTGGATTCGCTATTGATATGACAACACATAAAATAAAAGCAGTAGCCCCACGACTTTCTGATGAAGACGTAGATCCGATTGAGCAGGACGAACAAGAAAGCATTGCGTCATCTCTTATTAATGAGGGATGGCTACCGTGGGACGCAGAAGATGTAAAAGACATTAAACGTTTAATAGCGGAGAAAATGCCACAGAAACAACGCTTTGTTTTAGAAGCTTTTTTGCAGGGTTTAAACTATAATGATATGAACGTTAGTGAAAAATATTGGCGTTATCATTTTACCAATGGTTTGGAATTTATCAAAAAGGAATTGAAGTTATGAGCCATTTCATTGTAGAGCACAGGCACAAGGGAAATTATGTTATGGAATCGATTACTGGTGTGGAGGACATCGACACGAGTCGTTATGAAAGTATATTGGGAATCTGGGTTTGTGACAGCTTCGAGGAGCTACAGGTTATGGAAAAAGAACTTAGAGAGATGAGACATGCACGATCAAGTAAACAACCCTAGGCATTACACCAGCCACCCCAGCGGCATTGAATGTTTAGAGATAACCCGCCACATGGGGTTTAATTTGGGCAATGTGCTTAAATATATTTGGCGAGCAGATTTAAAAGGCAAAGACATCGAAGACTTAGAGAAAGCAGCATTTTATTTATTAGATGAAATTGAGTTACGAAAGAAAACAAAAGCAGCAGATAAGGAGTGTGGTAAATGATACTAGAACTTGATGATGATTTTTCAGATGAAATTACTGTAGGCAATCTAGCCCAAAGCTACGTCGGCATTTCAACCATGATGAAAAACGGTAGCGACTGGCATGAAGACGATGTTGCCGATTGGAAAAAATTGTTGCCGGCAATGAAGCTGGTGGGTGAATGGTATAGTTCAGATTTTGATACCGAGATTAAGAAAGCCAAGAAAAAGAAATGAATCCAAACGTTGATTTAGAGTCCGCCATCATGTTAGCGTGGCAAACCAGTGAAGACATTGAATTGCTGTATAAACATCATGGCGACGCACCAAAACCAATGACAGAGGATGAAGTTGCCAATGCATTACTTGGCATTAAAATACTCCATGAAATGCGGTGTGAGGCGTTAATGGATACCTACTGCAAAAAGATGGAATTAAACCAATATTGCACAGACCCAAAAAAGTTAGAAGCTAGAGAAAGAATAAAGAAATGAACGTTGGAGATTTTATTATTACGCTTGAAGTCACAATAGACGAAGCAAACGAAATGGCTAACATGTGCAACACCCCTTTGGCGGTGCCAACGGTAGCTTGGGCAAAGTATCTTGATCTAATTCAACGTCAAGCCCAACCCCAAATAAAAAAGATGGAAGATAGTATGGCGGCCGTTAAAAAATCACAAGAGGAAAGAAAAGATGAGTGATGATTTTATAAAAAACCTACTTAAATACAAAGGTTTTAAAAATGATGTTAATAAAGCTATTGAGGAAAATGTCCGCAAAGATAGCCAAGAAAAAGAAATGCTTGACCGGGAAAAAGCACTTGGATTAACCCTTAAAATGGTCAATGAAATGATGCCGTCCATTAAAAAAGCCATCGAAGCTAGGGAAAAAGAAGTTCAAAAACCCCTAAAAACCATTATTGTACCGGACGACAAATAATGGGGCGGAATCCTCTATATTTTTGCATTAGTAGTAATAGGAAGGTGTTTTTGCTCGTCGTGAGACGATTGGGACTTCCTGTTGCGAAAAGAGTAGCTCTCTTGGCCAGCACCGATTTGCTGGCCTAGCAACTTTCCTAGCTAATCGGAGTTAAAAATGAAAGAATTAAAGTGGGACACCCACGTAAAAAGAGCTCATAAAGAGACATTACCCGGAAGAGCTGTATATTTACTATCTGGTTGCAGAAAACGAGCAAAAAGTAAAAAATTAGATTGCTTATTAACAAAAAAATGGTTTGAAGAAAAATTAAAAAATGGTAAGTGCGAACTTTCCGGAATTAAATTTGATTTAAATACTTCTAGAACAAGTAGGTCTAATCCTTTTGCACCTTCACCAGATAGAATAGATATTACTAAAGGGTATACCCCAGAAAACACAAGGCTAGTACTTAATTTAATAAATGCTGCTTTAAGTGATTGGGGAGAAGTTCCGTTTTTTAAAGTAATTGAAGCATTTAACACACACACACAACATACATAGAAAGAAACAAAATGAACCCATTTGAACTTCGCTTTGCTACATTCACACAAGCCAAAGAACTATTAGAGAACAACTACAAAGCCAGTATGGCTGCGTGGGATTTAATGGACAAAACAGCTAAACAACTTGCTGAGACATCACCAAAGTTTCCCACAATGGAAGAAGTTATTGATGCCGCAATGCAAATTAACAGATTTGTTAGCGAAAGCACAGAAAAAGAACTAACCAAAGCAGTAAAGAAACTTACAGGATTTTAAGTTTCAATGAGTAGGAGTTGCGGAGGCACCGTAACTTAATAAGAGGTAACCCAAAAAAGTATTCCCTGTCCTACTCACCCAATTCTTTACAATTATTTACGAGAACTTTACAATTATGGCAGCTAAACCAGGTTTATACGCAAACATTCACGCTAAACAAGAACGCATCAAGGCAGGCTCAGGCGAAAAGATGCGCAAGCCGGGCGCCCCCGGTGCCCCAAAGGCCAGCAACTTCAAAGAGGCAGCTAAGACAGCCAAGCCCCCAAAGAAAAAGTAATGGCAACTAAAAAAGTATTGGAAAAAGCTGGGTTTTACGACAAAGGTAAAACCAAGTCAGAACGAGAAAAGATTGTCAGCAAAGTGACAACCAAACCTCAACGCATATCCATGGTTGAGAAACTACTTTCATCTAAAAAATAATGGCAACTAAAAAGAACCCATCTCTTTCCATTGGCCGCGGTGAAAAGCTACCAGTATCTAAAGGTGCTGGTTTAACAGCAAAAGGTCGTGTTTGTGAACTGTGCGGTGTAGGTATCGAGCACATGCGTAGCGATGCTAGATTTTGCTCTAGAAATCACAAACGTATGACTAGCGACAGCAAAAGAGACTGGCGTTTTGAGTATCAAAAAAATAAAGAAGCACGTCAAACTCAGGCATTACAGTACTATTATGCAGACCACCAAAAGTCAAAACTGCAACAATTAGTACGGCAAAAAGCTAGGCTACCAAAGATTGCTGCCTATGAAGCTGCTCGTAGAGCATTAAAAATGCAACGCACCCCTACGTGGCTTACAGAAATTGATAAAGAACGCATCCAAAACGAGTATCAATTGGCAGCGCTACAGACTAAAATTACTGGTAAGCCGTGGCATGTAGATCATATTATTCCACTGCAAGGTGACTTAGTGTCGGGTCTGCATGTGCCAAGTAACTTAATGGCTATGTTGGGAAGTGACAACATTTCAAAACACAATAATTTTGAGGTTGCATAATGGCTAGTCCAATACGCAAGACAACTAAAGGAAAAGGTAGAAACTACCTTAGTACAAAAGAAGGCGCTGGTATGACGGCAGCTGGACGGAAAGCATATAATGCAAAAACAGGATCTAATCTAAAGGCTCCACAGCCCGAAGGTGGGGCACGTAAGGACTCATTCTGTGCTCGCATGTCTGGCGTAAAAGGTCCGATGAAAGACGAGAATGGCAAACCAACAAGAAAAGCAGCAGCTTTGAAAAGGTGGAAGTGTGGCAGCTAAAAAGACATTCACTAAAGAATTAGCCGAGACTATTTTAAATCTTGGCAGGCAAGGTGCGTCTCAAAAATCCATGTATTCTGCTATCAACATTAGTAA